ACGGCTTTTTTAGTTGTAATATCCAATTATAAGGAAATAGGGAAGAAAAGCGATTTTGCCAAAGGCTACATTATCATCCATGGAAATCATATCCACCATTGGCAGGCTCGTCAATAGGGATTATATCATTGGAGCATGGTGCTTTCAGGTTCTTCAATGTACTGTAGTCCAAGCCTTCAAACGGTTTTGGGAACAATGCCTTGATAAAAGCTATTCGCATGGCCATTGTGTAATCACGTTTACCCAAACGTTCTGCGATATTCCACACGAAGTGCCTTAAAGGGATATTCTCAACATTTTCCTTGAAACGGTTTATTGCTGTCGGGGTAAATTTGGTGTCGTTGCTCCATTCCTTGACAGCCTCAATTACCTTGTACAAATCTTCCTCATAAAGAAACCTTGACATGGTACGATGCACATAGTCAAGTACGGCTCTTGTTCGCTTATCCTTTTCCTCCTGTGCTTCTTTTTCTTGTACCTCTACACACTTGGCATAGTCTTCATGGCTGTATTTTACTGGCTCTGTTTGTGGTGAAATTTGCTTTGGCTGTTCTTGTTCTGTTGCTGCCTCTGCTTCTACAACGTTTTTCTTTGTCTTGCTGTTGCTACCAATGGTCATCAGTTCATAGGGATAATTCACCATAGAAATGAATATAGCCCAAAGCAGGATGTTGCTCCCTACAAAGATGATTGACTCGACAAACAGACTTTGGTGAAAGTCATTGCCTACATACATAGCCACGACAAGAGAGATGGCGAGAATTGCTGTACCAACAAAAGCGTAGATGGTACAATCTGAAATTGTCTTGTTCTCTATCATTATTGTATTCGTTTTATTGTTATTCGTTCAAAAACTTCCACAAAGTTAGATGCAGAAGCATGTAAAAACAGCATTTACGTTCTCTGGCACTCTTTCTTTTACGCTTTATTAGCGTTCTAATATGATATCATACTCTGAATCATACTTTAAACTGCTCATTAGTGCCAGTTGCTGTTTATTATTGGCTACAAAGGTAAGGGCAAAGAAAAGGGATATTTGCAGTTCCTCTTTAATATCAACAGAAATTGGAATGAATTTGTCGAATTGGTTCTATCCACGACAACAAATAGAACCAACAAAATGAGAAAAGGACTGCTGGAACATAATCTTTCCAACAGTCCTCAACAGATGAAGGTCTTTTTATTTCTTCAACGTAATGCAGCCAACCGAAGCACGCTTCTGGGCATCGGAAATCTTGGCATACACCTCTGTTGTTGCCACATTCTTGTGACCGAGATAACGCTGCACAACCGCAATACTTGTTCCTGCGTCCAACTGGAGACAGGCAAAGCTGTGGCGTGAGCAATGATAGGAGATATGCTTGGTGATCCCTGCATCTTTCAGCCAATTTTTCAGCGGTGCCTGTGTCATGGAGTCTTTGAAATCGGGGAACACCTTGCCACGTTTATCTGGTGAATAGCCTATCAGTTCCAAGGCTTCCTCACTGATTGGGTTATGCACGATGTCTTTTGTCTTCTGCATTCGTGTGGTGACATACATCACACCATCGCTGCCGTATGGCTGTATCTCCTCCCAAGTGAGTTTCTTGATGTCGCTCTTTCTCAATGCCGTAAGACAAGAGAACAGGAAGGCTCGCTTCAATGCAGGGGCGGAGCATGGTGTGGATGCCAAGCGGATAACCTCGTCCTGTGAAAGATGCTCCTTGTCAGTCGGGATTGTCTCGATACGTTCCAAGAAACCGTTCGGGTTCTCCTTTATCTTGCGGTCACGATATGCAGTGTGGATTGAAGCACGGAAAGTTGACCAGTAGTTGGCTGCTGAGTTGATATGTAGCTTTCTGTTCTTATGCAGTCCCTGTGGTGCTGTCAGCAGATACTCACGAAATCTGTTGCACAAGTCCACGTTTATCTCACCGAAGGTACACTTGCCTTGCGTGAATGTACGAAAGTGCATATAGACGTGTTGCCACTTGGAGTTCTTCTTGTCTGCCAGTTTCTTGAAGTAGGCAAGGAAATCTCCCTTCATTTTCTCCTTGTCGAAGAAGTCGTAACGCTCGTTGACGATAGCCTCGAAGCGACGGCAGCGTATCGCCTCGGCTCTTGCCGTAAGGTTGAGGTTGTACTTCTGTTCCATCTGGTTCTTCGGCTTGGCATAGATGTAGATGCCAAGCGACTCATGGCGAATGACTTTCATCGTGCTCTCGTCACGATAGCCTGGATAATAGTCAAGATAATAGGACAGCATGCGTCCGTCCTTGATTTTGCGTGTACGCAATGATACGGTCTTGCAAATGTTGCTCATAACTGATATGTATTATTGATGATTATTCGTGGTGAAGTGTCTCTTCACGGCTGCAAAGGAATAAAATGATGCATCCGTGACTCCAATTATTCATAGTAACTGATGGATAATGCTGAAATCATTTTAAATCACAGTCCTTTTGCTGCTCTTTCTGCCATTGCACGCTCCACATCCGTCTTCAAAAGCAGGTTCTTTACACCCACTTTTACCTTGCTGATATGGTGAACTCTCACAATATGGCAGATGTTGGCACTTGTCAGACCATACAACTGCTGCACTTGTTCTGTGGTATAATAGCTATCATTGTTCATGAGGTCAGTCCTGCGCAATTCTTCAAGATGTTCCTTGGAATAATAGGTACGACCATACTCACGTTTGGTCGGTATCTTATGACGGTAGGTGTATGCCCTAAGTGCTGACTTGCTCATACTGAAAGCATCCTCCACGTCATCAGCGGTCACCCATTCCGTGATGCTGTTGAGGTCAACGGCAGTTCCGAAGAACTCATCAATATGTCGTTTGCTGTAATAGTTCTTGCCAGCGATACGGCACATCGGTATCTGGTTGCGCTTGGCGGAGGTGTAGAGCCAAGACTTCTTAACCTTATAAATGGACATCACTTCCTCGCCCGAATAATAGTCAAGCACCTCATCCTCTTTCCCTTTTGTTGGTTCCTGGTTTTGTGTTGGCTTTTCTGCTTTTGCCTTTTTACTGGGCTTGCTCTTGCAGGCAGGAAGCACACGCTTGTAGGGATTACCCTCAAACATCTTCTCTATATCAGCCTTTCTTACGAATGCCATTCTGCTGCTCAATCTTGATGCCTTCAACTTGCCGTTAGCCACAAGTTTGTAGATATACTGTCGGGTGCATCCCATCAGAATGGCAGCTTTGGAGAAGGTAAGATACTCCTGATGTTGCAGATCCATGATTGGCTCAATACCGTTAATCAAGTCCTGCTGTCTTTTCTTCCTAAGACGTTTTGCCTCTGCCTGACATTCCTCGGAACAGTATTTCTGCATACCGCTTCTTGGCACGAATGTCTTGCCACAAAATTCACATTTTCTTGTCGGTCTCATACTCTTTGATATTGCTATGTTCTACATACTTTGAGTATTCCACCGATGGAGTAAACGGAAGTGAACCATTGACAACCTTTGTCAACCATGTGCACGATATAACGCTTTTTTCCTATCAGCTTCAAATCTGTCCTTCATCGTAACCACTCGTAAACCCTTGTCAACTACGTTCACGATATGACAAAATAAAAGCTCCGCAAATTCTCCACGGTAGAAATACGCTGCAAAAATATGTGGAAAATCGGGAACTGCCAAAAAGCACTCAGAAAGTGTTAAAAATCAAAGAGTATTGAAAATCAAGGTTTTATACTTAGTTAGTCATAGTAAGTTATGGTTAGTTATAAGGCTCTAAATACAAGTGTCAAAATCACCGATTCTTCGAATATAATAGGCATCTTCTTCCAATGTATATGTTGCACCATCTATAAAATTTACACCAATTTGTTTGGTTTTTGTCGCATCATAAAGAGCACAACTACCTGTTTTTTGTGGTATTGATATTTGAATTTCAGTACCCGCTTTTAGTGTACCTTCAATCTCCAAAAATTGATATTGAGCCGTAAAATTAAATGTGAGTTTTGTTTTCTCTTTGCCGTTCAACGCTCCATTTAACTCACCTACTCGCTGTTCTATTTCCTCAAAGTTTCCATCTATCCCTTGCGCAATGACTCCCCACTTTTGTTCGGAGTCTTTTGCTATATCAAATATCTTTTCCATAACTTATTCGTTTTTAATTAATGTTTCATTGGTTATTAAAGTCTCGTTGTCTAACATTGTCAAGTAGCTGGAGATAACTATGTTGATCTTCTGTGGAGACTTGGTGACCTTTCCGGTTACTTCATAGACACCGTTGTCTCCAGATATGGATATGTCGCTAATGGCGTTAGATGATATATCGACCAGCTTATCAGAGGAATTTGACAATGTTATGGTGATAGTGACCGTACTACCCTCAATAACGTATTCCCCCGGATTAACCGAGTAGGATATCGACGAATAAGGGATGTTGCTCTTCACTATCGGTCTAAACTCCACCATACCCGGATATAAAGTGCCTAGTTTGTGCTTCTTTAGCTGGCGCTCCAACAGAAACTCAGAAAGGGTGTAGGGGAATAGTAGGAAAGACCATAATGCGAATTTGGAGAAACGAGAATCATTTTCCCTAATTACTCCTAGACACATGGAATCACCGTCAACACCTGCACCTACTTGGATAGGATTTCCATTATATATATACTTTGATTGATATGATATCTTCTTAAAATCCGATATATCAACTAATGTGTTACTTCCAAAACTAGTAGTTGCGCTCTTATCTGCAAAAGTTTCAAATATAAAAGCTCCATTACTTAATATATGGCTTTTAGACACAATTGAGCCAGATTTACTGCCTAAAAATTCTCTATCCGCCACTACCGTATAATCCTTGTAAATCGGCATCCCTGTCACCTGACCATAGTCATCTACTCCGTCTGATTGCAAGCCTCCTTCTTCGTTAATACCACTTTCTGGAGTTCTAGCATAATTATATAACGTCATATCACGTCCATTACCACTAAAGTCTTTAAGATACCAATCTTCATCGGGAGTATCGTTAGTAAGGCCTTGCTTCTTCACATCGTAGTAAATATCAGGCTTAACATACTTGTCCAAGTTGTAGTAGGCTATTACTTGATTAATCTCGTCAGTGGTCAATACTCCCTTGGCAATGAAAGTCCAGTACCAAGCAACTTGACTTAATTCAACTGTGTTATTATCGCCATTTATATATCCTTGTACACTAAATTTTCCTTGCGATAAATTACCGGTTATATGTATAGAATAATCGTTTTTATCTCCTAATATAGTATTTATTACATGACTATTGCCAGCATTAGAATGATTAACATCATATACTGCATATCCATATATTCCGGTCTTACCAATATTGGCAACATGATTTCTTACATACTCATATCCTATAGGTTGTCTAATATAATTAGTTAATGCAGCAGCCGTAGCACCTCTCAAAGATATTTGATGAATCATACTAACTACAGTAAATTTATCAGTAATACCCATTTCTTCAACAGTATTCTGACTGACAATCATGTCGTTGACTCCGTCAGTAACAAAGGAACCCTCATTTTCTGGAATTTGCTCAATAACTAATTTAGACCAGTCAACATTGGGAGTTTGAGCAACAAATCCGTGAATTTCTTCTGTATTAGTTCTTGCAGGTAACTCATTTATTCCATTTATAAGATTTATCCAACTTCCGCCAGTATAATTAAGAACCCCGTCCTTAGGTATTCCAGAAACTCTAACTTTATACGTAGGGGAAGGAGAATTAGTATAGCCTAACCAAAATCCTTTATCATAATCAAAAGATTCATCAAGATATATCTTACTAGAGGTACGAACAATGCCCTTAGTACCATAATCTTTCATGGTACTAAAGTCTTCCGCATACTTACCGAAGCCACTATTTAACTTATACGCAGCATTAAGTATCTCAAAATCCCCTCCCCTGCCAGGAAGCTTGTTCTTGATGATATTGCGGTCGGGATCAGTGTTGCTCTTGCCGTCAGCTATCCATACACCTGCCAAGGAAGACAATACATCGGGAGAGATGTAGGGACGGTCAGTAGCGGAAGAAGCTCCCGGAACTCCCAACCTAATCGCATTGAAGTGGATAGGATCAAGCCCTATCGCATCAAGCCTAATCGGATTTAATCCTATCGCTCCCATTACTCTTCTGATTCAAAATATTGGGCCTTGACCGGCTGCGTTTCACATTCAATCTTGATGTATTGTCCGGGGATTATTCCGACAATCGGACGGGCGAACTTCTTATCGTAATTCCTGCTCTCTACAACAGAGAAGTTTTCTCCGTCATAGCTTATATACACCCAAAGCTTACCTCCTTTTTCAAATGTGATCTGCAATCCTATTTCTGCCGAATTTACTTGTACAGTATCACTTATATATTTACGTTCGCCTTTAGCAAAGGTTATATCTGTTAATGCCATGATTGTTCCTCCTATTATTATGATTCAAATTTGATATCGTTAATTCTATTCAACCACCCTCGTTTGAACTTGTTGTTTGCAGGACGTTTCCGGCAGATGTCCTCTATAAAATCAAAACGAGCAATCTTGATCCGATCAAATAACTCGCGTGGATTCTTAGAATTAACTGCCGAAATAGTTTTTGGTCCGACAATACCGTCAGGAATTACACCGACCAATTCCTGCGGGATCTTGATACCATGAATACCAGAGGCCCACACCCAATCAACGAGAATATTAGCAACACATTGAGATTTTATCTCGTCAGCCTTCCAACGGTCCCAATACATTGTTTTCATGATCTCTGTCCATTCCTCCTTAGAGAGATTCTTCAACCTTTCTATTGTTGGTTTTGGATAGCCTTTTTTCTTGCAATAAGCCTCATAGGTGGAGATTGTTACTCCCATATTGGTAGCTCCTCCTAAATCATCAGGATCATTTACGAAACCACCTTCCCATTTCAAGATGAACGGTGCCAATTCTTTTACATCTGCCATATTTCTTTCCTCCTATAATATCAATGTTAATACTCCCAACGCCAGACCCACGCAATCACAGATGATGTCTTTAATTGAGAACTCTGTTTTCTTACAATACTTATCGTATACCTCCTTCAAGATGAAGATCACGACAGTTATAATGATTGCTTCCCATAGTGGCACAATTCCAAAAAACTTTGATAGCCATATTATCAAGTTCTGACACACTATAATGTGAGCCATGCCGTCTAATCCTATCTTGGATAGAGATTTACTGATTAATGTCTCGATTCTATTTATCCAATTCATCTACTTCCTCCTTTTCTATAATTTCCTTCACATCCTCCTTATCAACCTTAAACACCTTCTTACCAAACACACCCAAAGCCCCGATAAGATTGATGTTAATCCCCTTTGGCTTCAGTATATTCCCAACGATTGAGCATCCCTCTATAAAGCATACCAATAAGCAGGAGTACACATCAATAGGATATTCATTATGACTCGCTACGCTAATCATACAGACCATGCATACGAAAGCAAAGTAAGTGACCATTTTTCCCATGGTCGCACGAATTGCGCGAGAGAATCTTACTTTATCACCCATTAGCATGCTTTTCCTTACTCCAAACAGGAGATCACAGAGAATTACCGCACACGTAACAATCAGCCATGGAATCATATTTTGCAATGATTCGGCAACAAACGCTCCGGCTATTGCGGCGAAACTGCCAGTAGTGGTATGGATTATCGCTTCTTTCATATTAGACAAGTCAGATAAACAGTTAACAACGAAATTATCTCAATCCAGAACATAGGCTTCCTTTTGACAAGAGTCACAATGAAGTTACCCGTCCAGTTCTCACTTATCGAAATAGCCAAATATGCAATAAGTCCCACCCATAAGAAGAGCCAATACCAGGCATTACAACCTACCCATATTTGGGAGAATATTAAAGACATGGCGGCACCGATACAATGTGATACCTTCTGGCTTCCTTTAAAGTTGGGAGACACACCCAATACAATCATCCCGACAACCGAAAGGA